CGATCTGCATAGCGAATGTCTCTGCAAAGTCAGAGTACTCTAATATATCAGCAACCCTGTACGATATAGCCTCAGCCAATCCCTTAGTTATGCTTAGACTTCCGTCTAGTATGTGTCTTGTGGCTGTGTTTGAGTTTGCCGCTGCAAGTTTCTGTAGACCAACTAAAGAGTTAGGATCTGGCATACTGCCGTCCCTAGCCTCGTTCAATCCTGTCACATCTCTAATCATACTTAGGTAGTGGTTGTAACTTCCAATTAACGAAGCTATCTTACCCTGACCGCTATTAGAGTTAAGCTCCTGAATAGGAACCCTTGCGTTATTAAACTCACCATCCTGAGTGTAGCTTCTACCGATAACACTACCAGTCTGGAAGTATAGTCTCAGCGCATCCTCTGGATTGTATGCCGCACCGTTACCCAAGTCAACCTCGTTAAGTCCATCGGCATCGATGAACACACCGTCAGGCACAACCTTAGAAATAACCTGCTGTAGCTTTAAGTGAGTAACCTGAATCAAGTCAGCAAATGGTATCATACGTCTAACCAAAGACTCTATGTTACCCTTATACATTCTTGGAGCTACTGCTATATAGTTTGGAAGTGCGTGCTGAGATGATGACTTAGGTCTAACCATATTCTTTGAAAGCTCCCACTTCAACATAATGTTAGTACCCATAACCATAACACCATCGTACCACACGTCAATAGTCTTCTCTACCTTCTCGAACTTACCGTCCTCCATCATCTCGTTAGGAGGGTTGAACGTATCATCCTTCTGGATCATTCTAACACCGCCTGTATCTAGTACCTTCTTCTTGTATACAAACTTCTTTGTTGTCTTATAGTTAACATAAAGAAGTGTTGCAGAGTCTCTACTAAACAAGCTGTTCTGATAGAACTGTGCGTTGTTGTAGTAGTTGTACCAGGACTGGCTATACTTTGAAATCTCTTCAAGCTGCTCGTTAGTAAGTGTAGGATCAATCTTAAGTAGTTCTGTTATAGCTACAGTCTTAATCTCTCCCCAGTAGAAGCAATCTCTAAAGTGCGGATCCTCTGTGTAGCTGTGAACTATATTTGCAGGATCTACGTAGTCAATCTGAACACCGCTCCCTGGTAGGAACTGGTGCTTAACTATACCCTTACCAAGTACGGCTAGGTCGTAGTCAACTCTGCTCCTTGTGTCTGAGTACTTGTTGTCCTCTAGTATTGTGTTAATCGCAGTCTCCTCAGCGATCTCTATCGCTGGCTTATAGTTGATCTGCATAAATAAGTTAAGCTCCTCTGAATCCTGAGGAAGCTGATCAGCATTTGTATCAAACGCATCAACCCCAAAGCTATCCTTTATCTGATTAAGAATATCCTTAGACACCATATCGGTCTCTATCATATCCTGATACTTGCTACGTCTCTCTGCAGATACTGCATCCTGAGCGTAAGCCTTAACTCTAAAAAGTCTGTCAGACATACCGTTAACAACGATATCGACAAACTTTGGTATAATTGGAATTGGTGTCCAATCTAAATTTAAATGAGAAAGGTCACCATCTACTGACAACTCATTCTTATATTTTGCAACTGATTGTTCTCCCCTTGCGTATAACCTAAGACGATGAAACTCACCCCACTGATTATAGAATTTACAGGTGCCGCTGTCGCGTCTGAACCACTCATATTGCACAGCGCTCATTATCTGTAGTCCGTATTCGTATGTTGATTTTTCTTTATCAGAAGCAAATTGACTTGGAAAGCCAGCAGGATTAATTTTTACTGTTATTTCTTTCATTTATTTTATATATGGTTCCAGGTTATTCTTTTTGTTATGTTATAAACAGAACCTCTAGATATATTAAACATTTTAGCTAATTCAGCTGTATTATATTTTTTAGCAGAATATAAATCTCTTAATAAAAAAACATCTTCATTTGTAAGATTTGTACAGGGATTGTCTTGTCCTCTAAGAGTTTTTTCTCTTATCTTTTGCTTATGTTCTTCTGTGTGAGGTTTTTGTTTTTTGCCTTTATGAGCTAAACTAATTTTTAGTTTATGATCATCTGTTAAAACCTTTCCTTTATGAAACTCTGATACTTTTTTCTTTTGTTCTTCAGATATTATTTTTCCTTTGTTAGGAATACTCATTTTAAGTTTTGCTTCGTCAGTATGAACTAAACCTAAGCATCCATCGCCACCATTTGTTTTATTACATAGTGTTCCTAATCCTAAATCATTTCTTCCGTATAAACTTATAAACTCAACTTCTTTTTCTTTTATAAAGTTATAGTCTTCGTGTTCAAACAGTATTTCAACTTCGTAATCAGTTTTTTTAACTATATTTTTCCAATGAAGACCTCTATTCTTTTTTTCGTTAGCCCTATTATATCTGTTATCATTTCCTATTCCAATATAAAAAACAGTATTGTTATCTAACCTTATATGTCTATAAACGTATGGCATTTACTTTATTATTTCGCTATATCTTCCGTTGTTATTATATCTTGCAAATTTAATACTTATTTTCGAATCTTTTTTAACTGCTTGAAATGTGGATCTTTGCGTTGCCATTATAGCTAATCCTGAACTAATTGCGGCATCAAATTTGGTCCTGTCGTTTATATCAAACTTAGCCCAGTCCTCCAGAGTCTTTGTAAAGTACATAGAACCCATCTCATCTGGATCCCTGTACGTACCTTCTAAATCTAATCCTACGTACTTCTCTATGTACGACTCAATTCCAGACGCGTGAGCGTGCTTAACATCCTCAGACGAGTTAGGTATACCCCCAAGCTCTTTCTCTGTCTTAGAGAGCTTGTGAGACGGTTTGTCAGGTCTGTTTAAAGAGAACGCCCTGTAGCCTCTTGTCTTGAAATGATAAAGCAGTCGCTGCTTGTTGTTCTCTATAAGCACTGGCATACCGTAGAACACACACGCCATAAGCACGTCCTCAAAGAATATCTCTGCCGTCTGCGGTCTCGCTATATACTCCAGGAAGAACTCGTTGCTTGGTGCGTTATCCATATTAAACTTGGTGAGCCCGTGAAGAGCACCCTTAGATCCTCCACCACCTACCGTTCCAGATATATCGTACGGATCACATCCAAACGCCCCAATATGCTCGTTACCAGGCTGCTTGTTTCCGTTCCTTGTGATCACATTATTCATAAGCTGATTCGATGGTATCCAGGATACTAAGAACCTACCCCTTACGTCTGGAGTCCATACAACCGTGCTGTCCTCCTTACCATCCTTCCAGTGGAACGAACCCCTTGTAAGAACCCTGTCCTTTATAAGCGAGTCGTTGTAATCAATCTGCTGGTATATCTTTGTAAGGTTAAATATCGATGCCTTGCTCTCGTCCCTAAACGCGTGACTCTCTGTCCTTGGGAACTGACGATAAAACTCGTTCAGCGCGTCAGGATCATTCTTAAGCGAGTCAACCTCGTTCTCCCAGAAGTCGATAGCACCTATCCTTATAGGTCTTCCGTCCACACCCTCTACTGGTGAATTAGGCTGTCTAAAAACAGGCATACCGTACCTATCAATATAACCCTCAAAATTCCACTCCATAGGAATAAACAGAGCGTATAGTCCAGTCTTTGTCTGCCCATTTGCGTTTCTTGTTGTTATCTTTGAATCCTCGTACAGCTTCTTAAAGTTTCCACCACCCTTCTCAAGGGCATTTACCGTAGATCCCATCAGACACTTTCCAATGATCTTGCTACCCAAACGAAGACAGGTCTTACGAACCCTCCACCCGTTTAGTATGTTGTTTGGTTTCTCTAACTTTCCAGACTCATCCTCAATGAGCAGCTTCAGCTTCTCACCGTCATACGAGTTATCAGAGGTGTTACTCCAGTCAATAGACGTGTCCAAACCCTCAAGGTTTGAGTTGTCGCTCTCGTACATATTCTTCTTGGTAATCTTAGACGCTGGCACTCTATATGCTAGCTCTGTCTTAGGCTTGTCCATACCGTCCATAATAGGCTTGAAGAAGAACGGGTAGTTGCTAGATATAGGCACGACCTTATCGGTAAACATCGCCTTGGCATCCCCTCCAGTCTTTGAGCATATACCAATCCTTGCATTCTTTGCAAGTGTAGCCACATTTACGGACTCTGACGATGCCATAAATGAGAACCCAGAACGTCTGATCTTTAGGTACGTCATTCCGAAGCACCTGTCGTCAGCCTTGCAAGCCTCCCAGAATATAAAGAATATCCTGTTAGCCTCACGGAAGTCAGGGTGACCTACGTCAATCTTAGTCCACTGAAGGTACATATAGTGACTTCCTGTTATATAAGTCGGTACACCGTTATTCATAAAGAACATACCGTCCTCTCTCCTTACGAACTCATTCTCTATGTAGTCAACCCACTTAGCCTTGAAGTCCTTCTGCATCGTGTGCCACTGGAATATAGACTTTATATTGTGCAGCTCCTTTGGATAATCTGCCGCCTCCCAGTACTGCTTCTCCTTCTTCTCGTCCCTTTTATGCACAATATTTGGGACAAGAGGTAGCGCAATATTTAGTCCGTTTATGTTGTATATCTCGCCAATGGTTCCGTCCTTAGAGATTACAACTATGTCGTACTTCTCATTGTATCCGTACTCCCAAGACCTCTTGTTATTCCCACCAGTAAGAATACCAGCAGGGATGAGGTTGTGAACTACGTTACTTAGACCTTCCCTCTGCGAATCCTTTGATTGTAGGCTCCTTTGTTTTTGACTCTCCATTGATTAACTCCTTCTCTAATTCGATTCGATTAAGTATTTGAAAGGCATCCTCTATTGCAAGCCTCTTGGTAGCAGCAGCGTTCTTAAGTTTATCTGCCGTAAGGTCTGTCTCGTCACCAGTAATAATCTTATCCTCAGCGACCTTTATAAGCTCATCAACAGCCTTGTATCCAGCCTCGATGATTCTCTTCTTTATATCCGTTAGTTCCATTTGATTGTAATATTTTTAGTGAACATCCTATAAAGCTT